CATGTATTTTTCTGGCTTTTCGTATAAATTGTTCAGTGGTTTGCTTACTCATGTCCTAACCTTATTGTGTTTCAAATTCAATGTTTAAATCAAAATTATCTACTATTTTAAATTCATTGTATCGTAATGTTGAGTTTATCGTTACAGAGTTTTGATCATAATTTGGTGTTACTTCAAGTTCAATAAGCGTAACACGGGGATCATAATAAAATACTGATTCTAATTCGTCATATAAAATATCTATCGTGTCTTCATCAAGTGGTTCAAATACCATATCAGGAATCAATGTTCCAAACTCAGGCATCATCACACGTTCACCTTTACGGGTAAAGATATGATTCAGTAAATCTAATTTAACAAGTTCAATATTATTAATACCAAAACTACCAGTTTTTTCGTATTCAAAACTTGAAAATCCTTTATATAAAATTTGTTCCATATTTAATTCTTCCACATTGTCTATGTATTTATAGCAAGGGAGACAGCAAAATTATCGTCTCCAATGTGGTCCTCTGGTAGTCATATCGTCTAATTCTTGTTCACCTACAAGATCATCAGTATAATCCAACTCAAGAACATGCGAATTTCCAGAATCACCATCTGTCGCTCCTTTATCCATCATGATGCGTCCCCACGGTTCATGCTGTGGAATACGATTTGTCCAATATGATTGTGTTTCTGCTGCCGCTTCTGATAATGTGGCAGTTGGACCATTCAAGTGAATATCTGGTCCACCTGTCAATAACATATCTCCTCCAGAGTTAAAATGCATTGTACTTGATGATGATGCTCTAAATTCGGTAGCTGTTTTTAAATTCATATTAGTATCTGACTCAATGAATGTTTGTTGTGCTGAATGAGTTCGTAAATTTTGTTCGGAACGAATGTTAATATCTTTAGCGGAGTGAATGCGTGTCTCATCCCCACTATACAAATGTATACCTTTTTTAGCATGTACACGGAAGGTTTCATCTGTTGAGAAATTTATATCTTTTGCTGCATGAATGGATATGCGACGTTCACTGTGTATATCTATATTACCATTCTGATCCATCTCAATCCAATTATTACCTTCGGCTGTTGAGATGTAAATTCGTTCATTTGTATCATCAAGAACAATCTGATGTCCTGTAGTCGTACGAAAACGCATGCGGCAATTTTCTGGACGATCATCCATTGACATCGCATGAAATCCAGGAGTAGTCCAAGAATATGTTTGTGAATCATATACCTTCTGAGTAAGGTCTGATTCTTCTTCAGGATCTGTTCTATTAAGACCATACCCTTGACGATATGATGTTCCATCATGCTCCTCATCTTTATCATCAGCCAGGACACTGAATACTTGGCCTGCTTCAACAATTTGCTTATCCACAGCAGCGACTGAATAGTCAGCTCCACGAGTTCTCCACTCATAATTATCTGCAGTATCTTTACCGAATGCTTTTTTAAAATTAGTATATAATGGTTCTATTGCAGTTTCTTCATTGGATAATGGTCCTTCAGGTTTACGGTTTCCTGGTAAGGCGGTTACATCATCTTGAACAGTAAAACGTCCATGTGGCATAGAGTGAGGTGTGAATTGACCATATATGCATCCTAACCACACTCGTATAAATGGGTTACCATCAACACAAGCAACTACAACTTGAGCACCAACTTTTGGTATGTTCCACATTCCATAAGTTACATCAGCACCAGTATCTCCATTACCTTTATCAGATCCCCGTGTAAGGTTATCATGAGTACCACCAAATGGTGACATATATAATGCCCAAGGAATATCACCAGTCTCTTTATTTTCATTATCTCCGAGTGTGGGACAAAGAACACGAACACGGCCCATTTGTTGAGGATCATTCGTATCAACCACAACACCAGTCGTTATATTATCAAAGGTATTTTTGTCTTCACCGCCGTTTAATTGTTTACGTGCTCGGTCAAGTATGCCATATCCTATCATTAGGTTGATCCTTTTTCTGATTTATCAGCTTTCTTTTGCTCTTCATCTTCTTTCGTTATATATTGTTCTAATGGTAGGCTTAACATTTCAATTACTTGTGTAAACGCTCCTCCAGAAAAAATGTGCTCTACTTCAACAACATAATACCAACCGTCATACCAAAACTTCGTTGAGTAATCAGTATCATTATCATCTGATGGCATGAATATATTAACTTTAACTAAACCAGGGGATGTTGTCCACTCTCTAAAAACATCATTATCTTGTGGTACGAAGTTTGGTTCGTCTATAACATCTGATGGAAGCTGTGCCATGTTATTTAACAACGCAGGATTTCCAATAATTTTGATTTTTGCATCAAGCATTTCCATTGCAGCATGTCTCGCTAATAATGATTGAAAATCTGTTGAAGCAAGTGGAAAATTAGTATTCTTATCCTTTGGTCTTTTTACTATCGTAGAAAATGATATAGGTGTATTTATTCTTGGACCTTTTGATGGGTTGTTTACACGGACATTGGGTGAATTTCCGCTTCCAGTTTTTTCTGTCTTTCCTGTTTCATTTTGAGAAGATAACGTACTATCTGCAGTCGTTATAGTTTGAAAAAACATTAACCCCATCTGCATCTGAATGTTAAATTCAAGGATATCAGTATTCTTTCCTGAGAAGAAGTAATCAAATACAATAGCGTTTCCCTCACTAACGAAATCGGCATCATTATCATATATTCGTTCAATGGTAGATGTAGGAACTTCTGTTTTAATAATTTTATATATTATTTTATACTCTGTTTTACTTGAATCAATTGTTGATGTAATTTTAGGTAAATATTTCTTTCCTCTTTCTTTATTTTTTTCAGTGTTCTTTCCAACTGCATCATCTCCGTATTGTTTACTTCTTTTTAATATATCAAATATTGCAGATTCTATAGATGGTTTTTGTCCGAAATTCAATATACCTGCTTCGTCTTGTAATCCTATATTTTTAAGGTATTCTGGATCTTGATCAATTGTATATTCTGAATACTTTGGGTCAAGTATAATCTCATATTTAACCTTTCGCCCAACCAAAGGTTGGCCACTTTCATCGGCTGTAGTTTTTAATTTGTCAAAATGAATTTTATAATGATCGTTAATTTTTCCTTCAAGGATGGACAAACTTTTCTTTAAACTAGAATCAAGAACAAGTGATGTTCTATCAGCACCAGTTACATATTGTGGTAATTTTGCTGCACCATTTGTTATGCTGACAAATTCAATTGAGTATACCGAACCAGTAACATCAAATACTGATGAAATATCAGTCATAAGAAAAGCTATTGGTTTGATTGTTGTTATGTAATCAACAGATTCTCTATCTGCATCTCCAACAAAAAATGTTTTTAGAAGAAACACCAACCCCGTCGGATCGGTTTCAAGAGTGTCACATGTGGTGCTTATTACATTGAGAAAATTAACACCTCGTGGTTCTGATATCTCCATAGATCCTTCAACAGCAAAAGATGCAAATTGTTCAACGTCCTTTTTACCAGGTTGAGGTGCAATTACTGATACCCACTTAACCTCATCTATGATAAAATCTGAATCAACAAGGCCATTAGCTATAACAACATAACCACCCGAAGATATAGTTTTCTTCGTGTGGCGATTTTCATTATCAACATATAAGTAGTCATACATGTTAACTGTTTTAGCAAGTTCCTCAGCTACTCTTGTATTTTCACAAGCAACAAGGACATGATGATATGAGTATGTGCGAAATTTTGCTAATATATTTTCTGGATTGGACATAGCCGTTCTCTATTATATAAAATTGCCGGTATTTTGTTTTGTTGTCAAGTCAAATAAAACTCGTTCACGTGATGGGATTAATATTTCTTTGCCTTCAACAAACTCAGTATTAATATCAAGTATGTTATTATACTGAAGAACCAACCACATCAGGCTAGCTTTCCCATAAAAATCATAAGCGACCATATCTGGACGTCTGGCATATCTTTGTGATAACGTCACTGATATATCATCATCCGCCGGCGGTATTGCTTGACGTTCCCACCACCCAAGACGATTAGAATAAACATCCGTTTCGCCACCTTGTGTGTATCTGCTATATCTTTCTTTTATTGAAGAATCTGACATATTACCTCCTTAAAATCCTGGTAGGCGTCCGTTCTTATATGCAAACAAATTAAAATCTGCATACTCTTTCGGTGAGTGAGTTTCAGTACAATTAATATCAATAGTCAATAGTGTAGGTACTGGTACACCTTCTTCAATAAACCGATATTTGCGTCCTACTTCAGATCCTAATTGTGTTGGGATATAATCAACATCACTAGGATACGGAATACTAAGATTAGTTATAACAACTGGAACTTTGTGTATATTACCACGTTTATTATTTTCTGAATATGCTGATAGATATAAAACATCTGGTGGAGCACCCAAGAATTCTCTTCCATATATTCCACCTTGAGCATTGGTGTTTAACCCATCTTCTTGTTCACGCAATTGTCTTTGTTGTTGGTCTAATGTACTCTTTCCAAAATATGGCAGCGTCCAGTGCCGAAGTGTATTAAGAATCCATAACGTTTTTGTGGCCTCTTCTGAGTTACGAGACATCAACTTAACGTTGTTTATATTATACGTTCTTGATGATGTAGTAGAATATACATGGATACCACCTGGCATATGAAGTGGATCCATGGTTTTGTAATTTACATTTCTATTTTCAACGATATCCGGAGTTACATTAAATGATACCAATGATCCACCAATAGAAGATTTTAACTTAACCTTAAAATATGTGTTTTCGTCACTACCAGCCATTATTCAACTCCCATCCCTTCACGAACTGCTCTCATCATTTTATCTGCAACTTCACCACCCCATCCTGTTGCGGCTCTAAATTTACCAATCGCGCCTTCTTTCGCTGCTTCTCTTGCTTTTGATGCACTCATACCAGATATTCCTTCAGCGTCTGGATCACGAGCTCCTGCACTTATTACACCAACATTAGTGAAAACTTCTTTTGCATATGGTATCCATCTACTTTCAAATTCTTTAACGCGATCCGAACCAACGACGAGATAAACATCTGTAAACCCATGCTTATCAAGATAATCAATTACATCATGTGGTGTCTTAATTTCAGGTACTTTCATGATTGTTGCTTTAGGGAATACTTGCTTCATAAAGTTTACTTTAATGTCCCAATTCAGAGGATTTTTGCTTTTTTGTGGGTCTTTTCTTTTATCAACTGTCTGAGATGGAAATATAAAATGCTCACCACCTTTCTCAGTTGCAACGGCCATCGTCTTTTTGATTAACTTGAGATGCCCTTTAGTAGGTGGATTAAACCGGCCAAATGTAAAGACGGCGACCTTCTTCTTGGGTGGTCTGTCATTCTTTTTTTCTGTTAATTGAATGAAAGTCTTGAGGGTTAGCATTATTTGTATTCTCCTTGCAATTAATGTATTTATAAGTGTTGACCTTCTGGGATTTTGGTGTATAATATATAAAGAACAAAGGAATACATATATGCCTAAAAAAATAGAAGCGACAATCAAAAAGTCGACGAAAAAGAAAGTAACTAAGAAAAAAGTAGCAAAGAAAAAAGCTAAAAAGAAAGTAGCGAAGAAAAAAGCCAAAAAGAAAAATTATCTGAATAATAAGGATTTACTCGCTGAAGTAATACTTAGCAAAAGTAAAGGAAAGATGACTGATAAACTTGCTCATATGCTTACAGTATTATGTGCTAGATATGGTCGGAAGGGCAATTTCGCAAACTACACATACAACGACGATATGCAAGCATATGCGATGATGATGCTTGTCCGTACGTGGAATTCTTTCAAGCCGGAAAAAAGCAACAATCCATTTGCATTCTTTACACAATGTATCAAAAACTCATTTATCCAATTTTTAAATCAGGAAAGACGACAGCGCGATATACGTGATGTTTTACTTGTTGATAATGGATTAACTCCATCCTATACCTATCAAATGGAACAAGAAGCAGCTCAAAAGAAAGCCCAAGAAGAAGGACATTCACATGACAATGCCGACGATACTGATAATAGTGTAGGAGTTGATGATTCAAAAAAATCTGAAGAATCTGAAGATTTGCTGAAATATTAATATGGGATTAACACTGACAAAAACGGCTGCATTTACTGACATCCATTGGGGTGCGAAAGCTAATTCAAACCAACACAACGAAGATTGTATGCAATATGTGGAATGGTTTTGTGCTCAAGTGAGAGCAGATCCAGAGATTGATAATATTATATTTCTGGGAGATTGGTTTGAAAACAGATCAGCGATTAATGTATCAACATTAAAATACGCCTATAATGGTTTGCAAATGATTAGTGAGTTGGGATTACCTATTTATTTCATAGTTGGTAACCATGATTTATATTATAGACATTCACGAGAAATTCATTCCGTTACGCCATATAATGAATTTGCGGGATTAACTATCATAGACGAACCAACTATCATAAAAGAAATACATAATGGAGTTTTAATTAGTCCATACTTATTTCATGATGAATATGTTAATCTTAAAGATTTCTTGGACTTAGATACTTGGTGGGGACATTTTGAATTCAGAGGTTTTGTAGTGACTGGATACAATATTACAATGCCAACTGGACCAAGTGCTGAAGATTATATTGGACCGAAATATATTTTTTCTGGGCACTTCCACAAAAGACAAGCAAATGAACAAATTGTGTATATAGGTAACACATTCCCAACCAGCTTTAGTGATGCTGGTGATGCTAGTAGAGGAATGATGGTATACGATCATAAAACACAAGATGCAAACTTTATGGATTGGGAAGATTGTCCACGATATATAAAAACAACACTTTCTGAAGTATTGGAAGGTGCAAATAATAGAAAAGATATTCTTTACCCTCAAGCACGAGTGAAATGTATTGTTGACATTCCTATCAGTTTTGAGGAAAGTACTTACTTACGTGAGAAGTTTATGGAGGATTTTAACCTTCGTGAATTTTCTATGGAAGAGTCTCCAGAGATTCGTCAGGCTATGACAGAGACGGAATCGGAGATAGATTGGGAGAACGAAGAACTCGCTGGCGTTAATGATTTAGTTCTTAAAATGCTAAATGATATAGAAAGCGAACATATTAATAATGAGATACTCATATCAATATATAATAATTTAAAACCCCAATAAACAACCAAAAATAAAAATAAAAAATAGGGTTGAATATGTTAAGATTTATAAGCCTCACGCTTAGAAATTTCATGAGCTTTGGTAACCAGACAACTGTTATCCAATTAGACATACCAGGAACAACTTTAATAGTTGGCGAAGATTTGGATAACACATCAAATGGTCAAGGTGCGAATGGAGTAGGAAAGACAACAATAGTAAATGCACTAGCATATGCCGTGTATGATAAACCTATATCTACCATTTCTAAAGATAATCTTGTTAATAATATAAACAAGAAGAACATGGAAGTTACTATCATCTTTGAAAAGAATGGAATGTTCTATATGATTCGCCGTGTTCGTAAAAGTAAGAGTTACGCTGCAG